ATTGCTTTGTCGGCCGTAGAGATATCCTTTTCCGAGTTCTGTTATAGAATAACCGGAATCAATGGGGAAACAACTGGCATCTATGCAGGTAGAGGTACATTGGATCAGCTTATAGTGTAGCAACTGATCCAAACAATCAATGGAGTATTCTTGATTTTCTATAGGAGAAAAATCAGGGTGAGAGGAAATGTAACTTAGAAGATTATAAGATTTAGGACTTAATAAAATATCACTTGTATCCATAAAAGACTCCTTTCGCATGCGAATGAAAATATCTTGTATACAGCGTAATGGATAAGAAATGAAAAGTCAATAAAAGAGGTGAACAACATGAGTGAAGAACAGAAAAGATTAATTGAAGAAACTGTAGAGAACCTAAAGCATTTAGACAAAGAAAGCCTCCTGGTAGTAAAGGGAAGCGTAGAAGTGCTCAAGGCAAGAGACGCAATGGAGAAAGATGGTTCAGAGAAGAAAGTGGGGTGA